ACCGGATGGCCGCGCGATTTTTTCCCCCTTCCGTACGCTTACTCTACGCCTTTAATTCGAATTAAAGGCCGCCTAGGCGCTATCAACCAATCATGTTGCGCCTGACGGGTTCTAGATATTTGTGACAACTTCCGCGCGAAGTTGTTGGGTGTCGATTATAAATTAAAGACTACCCGGCCCACTGTCTTTAATTCAAAATGCCTAAGCGGGATGGGTCGTGGCGCACCACTCCTGGAGTCGCAAAGGTGAGTCGCCGTTTGAATTACTCCCCTCGTGGGGGATATGGGCCGAAGTCCAACAAGGCCCAGGAGTGGGTAAACAGGCCTATGTACCGGAAGCCCAGGATATATCGCACGTTGACTAGTCCCGATGTGCCCAGAGGATGTGAAGGCCCATGCAAGGTTCAGTCGTACGAGCAACGCCACGACATCTCACATGTCGGCAAGGTAATGTGTATCTCCGATGTGACACGTGGTAATGGCATTACCCACCGTGTGGGTAAGCGTTTCTGTGTGAAGTCTGTGTACATTTTAGGGAAGATATGGATGGACGAGAACATCAAGCTCAAGAACCACACCAACAGTGTCATGTTCTGGTTGGTTAGGGACCGTAGACCCTACGGTACTCCCATGGATTTCGGTCAGGTGTTCAACATGTTCGACAACGAGCCTAGTACAGCAACGGTGAAGAACGATCTCCGTGATCGTTACCAAGTCCTGCACAAGTTTTATGGGAAGGTCACCGGTGGACAGTATGCCAGCAACGAGCAGGCAATCGTGAAGCGGTTCTGGAAGGTGAACAACTACGTGGTGTACAATCACCAGGAGGCTGGCAAGTACGAGAACCATACGGAGAACGCTTTATTATTGTACATGGCATGTACGCATGCCTCTAATCCAGTGTATGCAACGCTTAAGATTCGGATCTATTTTTATGATTCGATATTAAATTAATAAAGCTTGAATTTTATTACATGTGGAAGCTCATTACATTCGATGTCCATCGTGTCGACGGCATATGTCACAGCCCTAATTACATTGTTAATACAAATAACTCCTAGCCTATCTAAATAACGCCTAATCCTCGAACAGAATATCCTGTAGAAACTGGAACTGTTCCAGTGTGACGGTGTCCAGATCATCAGGTTCAGCCAGCATATGAGAAGACCCAGCTTCTTCCTGAGGTTGTGGTTGAATCGTATCTGGAACCGGTACTTCTTCGCTCTGTTGAATTCCACAACCGAAATGATCTCGAAATAGAGGGGATTTTCTATCTCCCAGATATACACGCCACTCTCTGCCTGATGTGCAGTGATGAGTTCCCCTGTGCGTAAATCCATGTCCTCTGCAGCTTATGTGGAAGTAGATGGAGCACCCGCAGTTTAGATCAACGCGTCTCCTCCTGGTCGCTCTCTTCTTGGCCTGGCTGTGTGCCTTCTTGATAGAGGGGGGCTGTGAGGGTGATGAAGATCGCATTCTTGAGTGTCCAGTTCCTGAGACCTACATTTTCCTCTTTGCTCAGGAAGTCTTTATAGCTAGCACCCTCACCAGGATTGCACAGCACGATTGATGGGATTCCACCTTTAATTTGGACTGGCTTCCCGTATTTGCAATTTGACTGCCAGTCTTTTTGGGCCCCGACAAGTTCTTTCCAGTGCTTTAGCTTTAGGTAGTGCGGTGCAACGTCATCAATGACGTTATAATCCACCTCGTTCGAGAACACTCTTGGATTGAAGTCCAGATGTCCACTTAGGTAATTGTGTGGGCCTGAGGCACGAGCCCACATCGTCTTCCCTGTTCTCGAATCACCTTCCACTATGATACTCATCGGTCTCTCTGGCCGCGCAGCGGAACCTCTCCCAAAATAATCGTCAGCCCACTCTTGCATCTCGTCAGGAACGTTAGTGAAAGAGGAGAGGGGAAACGGAGGAGCCCATGGTTCCGGATCCTTCATGAAAATCCTATCCAGGTTACTGGATAGGTTGTGATACTGAAAGAGAAACTTCTCCGGCAACTTCTCCTTGACTATTCTCATGGCCGCCTCCTTTGTTCCAGAATTTAATGCTTCGGCGGCTGCATCGTTAGATGTTTGCTGACCGCCTCGAGCACTTCTTCCGTCGATCTGGAACACTCCCCATTCGATGGTGTCCCCGTCCTTCTCGACGTAGGACTTGACGTCGGAGCTGGATTTAGCTCCCTGTATGTTCGGATGGAAATGTGTTGACCTACTTGGGGACACCAGATCGAACAATCTGTTATTCGTGCAGTTGAATTTCCCTTGGAACTGGATGAGGACGTGGAGATGAGGCTGCCCATCTTCGTGGAACTCTCTGCAGATTTTGATGAATTTCTTGTTAACCGGAGTGTTTAGGTTTGTTAATTGGGAAAGTGCTTCTTCTTTGGTAAGAGAGCACTGAGGATATGTGAGGAAATAGTTTTTGGCTTTTATGGAGAAAGAACCCTTTCGTGGCATTTTTGTAATATGAGGATGTTCCCCCAATAGCTCTGGCTCTCAAACTTCCTATGAATTGGGGGAACTGGGGGAACTTATATACTAGAAGCTCCTAAAGGTACAACAACACGTGGCGGCCATCCGCTATAATATT